TAACGTAGTTGTCATCTGCACCAAGAGCTGCGGCATAGTCTGCTGAGTCAAAGGCTTTTACGTCTGCAAGGTTGGTTACTTCGCTGTCCATAAGAGCACCTGCGTTTGTGACATTAGTGGTGTCGGTGACATCGGCGTTGGTTTCTACGGTGTCTAGCTTAGTGCCGTCAGTCCCAACATCACGTCCGTCAACGGTATATGTTTGGGTGCCTAGGTTGCCACCTAGTTGTGGGGTGGTATCCTCGACTACGTTGGATAAGCCCCCACCACCTGCGTGGCTGTGCAGTGTGGTAGCTAAGCCATCGGTTAGGTCTGTGGCGTTGGCGTCTGAGATGTTGTTTACTTCTGCACCTGTTTCTATACCAGCGACCTTAGTCGCGTCAGTATAACTTGTCTTGGCGGTGTTGGCTGCTACATCGGTGTTGTTAGACACTTCGGTATCGAAATCGGAGATGGTAGAGGCCAGCTGAGTGCCGGTATGATTAGGCCGCGAACGGTTGGCTGTATCCCGCGCATTTAGTTCGGTTGTGGTTTCAAAATCGGTATGGTCGTGGCCGGTGTTGGCTTTAGTATCAGCCACCGCCTTTACATTGGCTGGAGTTGTCGCTCGTTGGGTGTCTGTACCTGTAACTGTCTCGGCGTTAGTGGCTAGCTCAACAATACCGCGAGTGGTGCTGGTTGAGTTGGGTTCATCGCCTGTGTTAGTGCCGCTGGTATTGGATAATTTGGTGCGTTCAGCGCCGGACAATATCTTATTTGTTACGCCCTCTACCATATTAGCCATGTCAAAAGCATCACCATCTACAGAAGTTGGGTCGTAGGTAGTAGCCAGCATATCGCCCAAGACTGACGGTGTAGTCCATTCGGTGTTGTAGTCGGTGGCATCTATCTTGGATAGAACTTGTCCGGTAGTACCACCGATGGCTACGCCCTCTCCGTCTGCGCCTGCACTTCCGGTTGTTCCGTCTGCACCCTTTTCAGCCAGTAGCCCCCATTTAGTACTATCCGTCGGTAGAGTGCCTGCTGCTGCGTCTGTGTACATTACATAGCTTGAACCCTGGTAGTCTACATGGTCACCTACCGCATAATCAGTGGCGTTGTCGTAAGCGCCCTTAGGGGTAAACGTACCACTTATAGTCATGTTTATTGGATTTAATAGTTTTACTAATTGAAAACTCATGCGAATGTACCTGTTCCTCTATTTGACCAACTCACATCAGTAGCAATCTTACCTGATGCGTTGTTTGTATTTGTTAAATCGTACTTTGTTATTGTCCAGCCTGTGCTTGCTTCTGCTGTGCCGGTTACAGCCGTGGCGGTGTATATGGTCGTTGGGTCATCGTAGTCATACCTTTCAGTCATAACTTTTTGTGATACTGGGAGCGCGCCTTGTTCTAGGAATGGTGCTATGCCCGTACTACCACCGCCTGAACCCCCACTTGGTGTATCTCGTATGTCTTTCAGCAACTTGTTAGAGGCTTTGAGTTCGTTTTCTATCTTAGTAGTGTCTGTCTTGATTTGGGCGGGAATCACTATCTTCTTGATAGCCTTCTCTACGGAGTTTATATCCTTCGTAAGGGGCTTTAGGTCTGGTGCGTCTACTTTAACGTCTGGTGCGTCTACGTTGACTACAGGGGCTTCTACGTTGGTCTCCTGGGCTTCTATAGCCTTCTCTACCTTGCCTAGTAGTGTAGATAGGTCGCTAAACTGCTTTGAGTAGTCTTTAGCCTCTGGTATCTTGACTTCTTTTTGGGTCTTGGGTATTAGTTTGGCTTCTTTGAGAACGTTGTTCATCACCTCAGTCAATGGGGTAAGGTCTACATTCTCATGTGTTTTTAGGGTTTCGTGCAGTGAGCCGAGTGCTTCGGTTATCTCTTTAGAGTCTGCGCTGGTTGCATAGCCCTCTATCTGGTTTATAACAGCAGTCTTGGTAACCTTACCGTCCATGTAGTCAACAACCATCTTAGCGGTCTTAACTATGGTTTCTTGAAGGCTTAAATTAGCCAGCTGTGTGCGTGAGTCTTGTGCCTCATCTTTAGCTTGCTGTGCTTTCTGGGCTTGTACTGCTTTCAGTCGTTCTAAATCCATGTGTGTCCTTCTGGTTTGGTTGCCCCTTTATTATACCGTAATGTTCTGCCGTCTTTTCGGTACATTATCGTGGTGTTAAAGGGGCTTTGGTTAACTACGCTTCGCGAGTTAGTTCACCGCTTACAGCTGTGATGTTCCAACCTGTAGTACCATTTCCAACTATGCTCACGAATGAGCCTGCTGGCTGGCTAGTAAAGATTACATCTTTGTTGTCTGCAGCTGTGAACCCATTACCGGCAATCAGGTCAACTGATGCTGGGCTCACTGCTAGAGTAATCCCTGGCGCACCTACACGGAGTGTGTAAGAGTAGCCAACTACTGTTGCTGGGAGGGTAACTGTTGAATCTGCTGTTACGTTCTGAACTACGCCCTGGTCTGTAATATCTAAAGTCTTGGTGCTTGCAGCAACGTCTTCAGACTCTTGGTGTCCCCAATTAGTCATATTTACTGACACGTTTATTTACCTTTCTTTTGTGCGATTTCAGCTTTAACTTCAGGCTTTACTCGTGAGGCTTGTACAGCCTTCTCGATTGCGTCCTTCTGTTTAGCGGCTTCCTCTTGCAAGCGAACTTGCTTTTTGTGATTCCACTTCGCTGATTCTTGGATTTCGATTATCGCTTCTTTTGTTAGTGCCATTTCTTATCTCCTTTAGTTGTTTTCAACCATCAGGCTGTTTTGTGTATTCCCACACAATTAACACGGTTAGTATCTACGAAACTGTCATAGCGGTGTCGGTATTCAAGCACATCGCCTGATACTCCAACCGGGTTCTTGTGCAACGTATAGTCAACTAGCTTCTCTGGTGATGTGGTCACGCTTGGGTGAGTAATCACTAGGTCAGTGTTAGCTGGCATACGTGCAGATGGTACTTCTACTAATTTAACACCATCAATTTTACCCATAACTCCGCTTTTCTTATCTTTGTAAGATAGGTCGCTTGAGTCGAGTAACGTTGACTGCTTAATGAAGTTCACGTAGGCAGGAGTAAGTAGTGCTACTCGTCCTTCTACGGGACATTCTTTGTCGCTGATGTCTGCGTTAATTTCTAGGAAGTTTACGTAAGCGTTAGTTGCTGTGGTAGCTGCGTCTGCAACGATGTCGTCACGTCCTGCTGCTTCACCTGCTGTTACGATTGTCTGGATGACATAAGTGTCAATCTCAGGGATTGTAACGTTCTTAGTAGCTTGTGCTAGGTATTTACCTGGCTTACGAACCATCATTGAATCCTGATAGTTGCTCTTATCGATTGTCTTTGTCCATGCACGGTCTCGTGAGAGCGTGAATGTCTGGATTGTGTCTTCTACTTCTGTAGCACTACCGTAACGAGCGCTTCCGCCGTTAACGTTGTAGTCTCCCATGACTGGGTCTGTTAGGGTGTAAACGTTAATTGCGTTAACACCGTCCCATGACCAGTTCTGGTTTGTTACCAGTTTAGTCTTGCGACCAGCTGATATCGCTTCAGAGGTTTTCTTCTCGAATTTACTGGCTAAGTTTACTGCCATTTGGGTTTGCCTTTCTTAATTGCAAACTCTAATTGACGCTATCAAACTCCGTGTCGAAGTCTTCAAGGTCTTGGTCTTTCTTCGCCTCTTTTGGTTGTCTAGTCGGCTTAGTAACGGTACGAGTTTTCTCCGCCTGTTTCTTTTTTGTTTGCTCCCTAGCACCAATATTGCGAAATTGACCAATAGAGTCCATTTCTTCTTTTAAATATTGGTACACATCGCCTGTAACTTTAATCGGGCTGCCGTCCTTGTCCTTTTGTACGTGCATAGCTTCGAACTTATCCAGTTGTCGCGCTATGTAGTCTTTGGTCTGGGCATCGGCTTTGTCTATCCCTAATTCACTGGCTGCTCTTCGTATTGATACGTCGAGTGACTGTTGATTTAGTTCTATACGTTCCCTCTGTATGTTAAAGGTTTCTACCTCATTCTGACGCTTCCGCAACTCGTCTTCATCCCCTTCGGCTTCCTTCAGGTAGCGGTCTAGGTTTGCTTTCTCGTTAGTTGCTTTAGTCTCACGCAACTGGCGTTCGGCTTCTCGTCTTTTAAAGGCTTCGTGGGCTAGTTCCTTCTGATTCTTATCTTCAGGCTCTTCCACGTCTGAGGTTGTGTCTTCCTCTCCATCTGATTCGACTTCTTCAGCTTCCTCGGTGTCGGCTTTCTTGTCTTCCTCTTCAGGTTCATCTTCATCAGGCTTTTCTTCTGTGGCGTCCTCCGTCGATTCTTCCTCAGATTCTTTTGAATCCTTATCAGATTCGGTGTCTTCTTCTGCCTCATCGGTTGAGTCGTCATCATCTGAATCATCAAATGCTGTGTCGTCTTCCTCCAATGCATCAAAAGGGTCACCCTTGTCTTCTGTTGATGTTTCCGCTTCGTCTACACCTGTATCTACAGGTGTTTCCTCTACGGGTGCGTCTGCTTTCGCATCTGCCATATTTGCTCCGTTCTCCACGTTATAGGTGTGGCTGCCATACTGTTATTTATAGAGGGGTGAGCCTCGTGCTTTGTTTTAAGACCTGCCTACGGTCATGGGGCTGGGAGAAGCCCTTACGGATGCTCACTGTTTTGGTAAGCACCCGTAAGGAGTTCTACCGTTTAAACTTAAAGTGCCTGTGGTTTAGGTGTCCAGCGTTTTCACATGAAAGCACCTCCCCTCTATCTACCCATATATGCTTGACTGGTGGCATGTTATCCATGTCTAGCTCATACTCGACCCTTGGTTCTTCTACTGGCTCATCTACTGGTTCATTGGTAACCTCCTTCATTTCTTCTTTTCCTTTGGTTCTCGCATTATGTTGGAGACACGCGACTTTAGGGTAGCCATAGAGGCTTTATAAAGTTTGAGGGCTTTAGCCTCGGCGTTGATGTCGCCGTCCTTGTCTATGAGGTCTAGCTGGGCGAGTATTACTCTCTTCGTCTCTTTGTCTATCTCTTCATTAAATACCTCTACTGCTGGGAGTATCTTGGCTCTAGTCTGAGTCTTTTCATCTTTACGTGCCTTGTCTTTAAGCTCAACTCGTTCTAGTTTCTGTGCTGTGCTGGAGTTCATTCCGGTGTATAGTGCTGAATCGTTTCTCATTGCTGTGGTACTCCTTGTGGAAGTTGTTGCTCATCTTGGACTTTAGCTTGTAGTGCTGCTTGGACTTCTTCTATTGGCATTCCGTTGGCTTCCATGTCTAGTGCTTCGGCTGCTGTTTCTGCTGATACTCCGTATTGCTGCATAACTGCTTGCATATTAGCTTGTGCTTCTTCTGGGGCTGGTCCTTGTGGGGCTGGTCCTTGTGGCGCTGAGCCTTGTGGGTCCACTCCCCCTTGGTTACCTTGTGGTTGGCCTTGTGGCTGGCCTTGTTGTTGCATCATCTGCTGTTGCATAGCTTGTTGTTGAGCCATTTCCTCTGGGTCTACTTCTTCTAGTATCTTGTCGTTATCTGTAGTGAGGTTGATGATTGAGCTGAATAACTCGCCCATGTTAAGTTTAAAGCCTGACTGTCCAAGCACCTGTTCGATAGTTGGGTCAACGCTACGTAGTTCGACAATCTTGAGTAGGGCTTCTAGCCGTTTGTCCTCGTCCTTAGATTTGTCGTCTTCTGCGTCTAGTTCGAATGAGAAGGTTGCTCGTGATTCGTCCCAGATTATCTCCAGTTCGTTGGTTGGCTCACCCTCTGCGTCTACCGGGAAGTCTAGTCCCGACTTAGCAAGTAACTCTCGGTGTTCGTCAGATAGTTTAAGCAGGTCACTGCCCTGCATGTTGGCGAATGTGATGTTAATACAGTTCTTAGCTACGGCTTCATAGGTAACGTATAGGTTGTCTTTAAAGTCTTCGTCGTCTATGGATAGTTGATTCTGCTGGAAGTCTACACCTGCTGGGGTCTTGCTATATTGTGGGTCGCCACTGTCTGTGCCCGATATAGATGTATCGCCTACCGGTATGAGCTGGTTGAGCGACACCTTGTACATTGATACAGTGTTGGCAAGTTGGTTGTATACTCCATTGGCCATTTCAACCGTCTCTACGTCAGCTCCACCTAGATACCAGTTCTGGTCTTGGGCATATATGAGTGAGTCCTCGTCTACTTCGTTTTCTGGCCCCATTATCTTCTTAGGTGGGCGGATTCCTATTTGTGTAGCGAGTATGTGTAGTCGCCGTAGCTCATCTAGTACGTTCTGTGTTCCACCGGCAAGTCGCACAATACCAATTCCGTATGGATTGTTGAAGTCTTGGTAACAGTAGAGGTATTTAACTGGTATGTCACCTGTTGGGTCTGGGTTCTCCCACTCTCTCACTGTTGAGTCGGTAGCTTTGTGGTACATGTAGAAAGGTGCTTTAATCCCACGTTGGAATACGATACAGAACTTGACGCCACCCTTAGTAACAGCTTTGTCCTGTTTACCTTCATGCTCTTCGTTAGCGTCCCGGTCTTCACCTTCGGTCTGTGAGTCATAAATAGCTTGTAGGTCTTTGACGTTCCACTTGTTATAACCGTCTGTTGGGCTGTCTTTGGTTTCTTTCTTGGCTTGTTCGATAAGGTCTTTAACTTGTTTGCGTGTGTAGAATACATCCCAGAAGATTAGGTCAGAGTCTTGGTCGGATACCTTACCAGCTTCTAGCCGTACGTCTTGGGCGTAGGGTACGATGATGTCAGCTCCGGTGTAGTCACCATTGTCCACTAGTAGGGAGATGATTGGTTGACTACCATATATAGCGGCTTTACGTACTGCATCCTTCCACTTACGACTCCAGGGTGCCTGAGAGTTAGCGTTAGGTATAATCTTCTCTTCCCAATAGATGTTGGCTAGTTCAGTAATCCATGCTTCGTCCCGGTCTTCTGACTTGGCTCGGCCAGTTAGTTCAGAGTCTACAATCCTCTTAGGTAGTTTGAATAGTGCTGCGGCTAGTGAGCCATCGTTTACTTCTGGCAGGGTTTCGTCAAGGCTGTCAATGAGTCCGTTGTCTGCTAGGCGTTCGTATTCATCGTAGTTCTTACGCCACTGGTAACTTTCATCCTTAGCTGTTTGATATTGTTCCTGTATATCTTCTTTTTCGAAAAATGCCATAGGTGGTGTCGTTAATCCTTGTTAAAGGCTCGATGTAACGGCTACCTATTTGTATTTGTATAATATCAGATACTGTGCTTATCTAAAACTTTTTCTTAATCAGTACATATTTCTTGGTGACCTTGTACCCCTTGGGAGACTTGGCTATGGTGATAGTCAGCTTGGGCGAGTGGTCTACTATTATGTGGCTAAGCATACTCTCTACATCTTTAATCAATGTAGCGTCTGTACTTATCATAGGCTTCTCTACCTCTTCTAGCAGATGACTAAGCTCTTCGTAGTAGCTCTTAGTAGTAATATTAGTAGAGCCGTCTTGTTGCTTGTCGTAGGTGGTTATCTTTTGGTGTTTAGGGTTCATAGGTTATCGCCTAGGTATTTATGTGACATGAAATGAACTCCGCCTTACTTTACGTTGTCGGTGTACCTTAACTATAGGTGGGCTTTCACTTTGGAACAGCTGCCATGCTATAGCTAGTGCCATGATTAGGTCGTCGTGCGCTCCTACTTCGGCTTGCGCTTTCCAACTGCTGGAAGTTTTAGAAACGATAAATGCGAACATCTCATTAACCGTAGGCTTGTCGTAGACTCTAATGAGACGTCCGTCGATGGCTTCTTTGAGCATACTGAGCATAGTAGGGCGGCTCGCAGATGAAGTTGTCCATCCCAGCTTGACTGTTTCTTCAGTTGCCTTTGTAGTGCCGACTCCATGCTTTTCAACATATATATTGTATTTGCCATTTCGGTTAAGTGTTGCAAGCCGTTCAAGTTCCGCAACTCCACCGTTATTTCTTTCAATGACAACTGTGGGTTTAACTCCTGTTTGTTCATATATTTTCTCTGCTTCCCGATGTAGTATTGGTGTCATCTCAGTCGCGAGGACATTGGAATGATAAACCAAAGGCACATCTAAATTAGTTTTACT